ATTAGTTGATGCAGATACAAATGTATGAGCAGATAGATCTGATATTGGAGTTCCGTCTCCATTTACATTGACTGTAATTGTAGTTGCAGTTTCATCAGTGACTGTTAGATCATAATTATACGCATAGTCATTACTGCTTGCTCTTGGATATGTCTTCTGAGCAGTATTACCATCTAATGTGCATGTAAATGTAATTGAGTTAGGTTGAATTCTGACTGTATCACCAACTTTTAAAGTATGTGATCCAATAGTCAATACCATATCACCTGTAGTAGGATTGTAAGTAGCGTTAGTTGGAGTAAAGTTGGTGGTTGCAAATGTCAATTCCATGACACCAGTTGTTGCATCATAAGTTGCACCATTAGGTGTGTACTGATGACTTACAACTCCAGATAATGTATGAGTTGTTGTGTTGGAAGGTGTGTATCCATTAAGGACGTTTATAGTGACAGAATTACTTGTAACAGCATCAATAGGAATTGCCTCAGCGACTGCAGGATCACCTTCTATAATTCCACCCTTAGTAGCAGATACAAATGTGTGAGTTGTTGTATTTGTAGAAGGAATCTTATCAAGTACTTGAACTGTAAATGTGGTTGTAGTTGGAACAGTTTCTACAAATAACCATCTATTACTTGCATAATCTGTAGATCTTGGGTATGGATGATTAGTTGCGTTATCATCTTCATTACATGTAAATGTGAGAGATAGATCTTGGAACATAATTGGAGTTCCTACTCTAAATCCATGAGCAGCAGCAGTTGTGACTGTCATTATGCCAGTTACAGGATTATAAGATGTACCAGTTGTAGCAGTATGTCTATCTTGTTCAGATCTAGGATATAAATGTTCTGTAGCATTACTATCTTGTGTACATGTAAAGACTAGAGAATTAGGTGCTAACTTAATAGTTGAGTTTGCTTTACTTACACCACCAGATGTTGCACTTACAAATGTGTGAGCAGTGACGTTAGTAGAAGGAATATTATCTAAAACCTGTACATCAAATGTGTCTGTTGTGACATTGAAAATAGGAATCCACTTATTACTTACAGCATCAGTAGATCTTGGATAGTCATGGTTTGTAGCATTGTTATCTTGTGCACAAGTAAATCTCAATGAGTTATCTGCAATCTTAACTTTCTCACCATTAGAGAAGTTATGACCTGCAATAGTCAATGTCATGATACCTGTTGAAGGTACATAGACTGCATTTGTGACTGTATGAGTTGTTGGAGCAGGAAGACTATGGTTTCCAATAGTTAACACAAGTGCACCTGTGGTAGCATTATATGATCCTTGTCCAGTAGGTATGTAAGCAACTGTTGGTGATTTACCAATATTAACTGTAATTGTATTATCTCTCTTAATAATGCTATGCTCAAGAGCAGATACAAATGTATGAACATATTGATCGGCAACAGCACCAATACCTACATTAACTTTTACTGTATCATCTGTCTTTTCTTCAATCCTTAACCATCTCTGTGCAGCAGGATCAGTTGCTCTAGGATAAGAATGAGTTGTTTTATTGCCATCTTTAGTGCATGCAAATGTTAGAGAATTTAATTCAATTCTAATTTCGTTATCAGTTGTTAATCCATGACTAGGAATGGTAATAACCATATCACCTGTTTGTGCATTATAACTTGCATTAGTTGCAGTTAAAGGTGTACCATTAGTCCAGATTGGGAGTGATGTATTATAACCAGGATCATCAGTTCTTGGATATGAGTGTATAGTTTTGAAGTTATCTTGTGAACACTTGAATGATACCGCATCTTTAGAAAGTCTGAGTGTTTCTCCAGAACGAACCATAGAGTTAGGTAGTGCATACTGGAATGTATGAGTTGTAGTATTACTTGAAGTACCTACGTTAACATCAAATGTATTTGTGGTGACATTGCTTATTGCTAACCACTTATTGTAATAAGGATCAGTAAGTCTAGGATATGGATGATCTGTAGCATTACTATCTTGTGCACATGTAAAGACTAATGAATATACATCAAACATTACTCTATCACCGACATAGAATCCGTGATTAGCGATAGTAATTGTCATTACACCTGTTGATGGATTATAAGCAGCTCCCTCAGGTGTATATTTCCAAGCAGTTCTTAGATCATTATCACCAATGTCCATAGTCATGAATCCAGTCTGACCATTATAAGTGGCATCAAGAACTGTGTAATTTACAGTTGGTGATTTACCTACATTAATACTAAAGTTATTAGCATCAATTCTGGTGACTTCCATCCAGCCCTGTGCAGCTGGATCATCAGGACGAGGATAAGATTGTGATACTGTATTACCATCTGATGTACATGTCATGGTAATAGAGTTTGGTTTCAACTTAATTCTATCACCAGTCTGAAGATTATGACCATTAGATGTAATTCCTAAAACACCAGTGGTAGCAGTGTATGTTGCATTACTTGCAGTTATTTCACGAGGTGAAAGTAATCCATGACTGTTGCTAGTAAGAACCATATCACCAGTAGCAGGATTATATGTTGCACCTGTAGGAGTAAAGTTTACAGCAGATGGATAATCAGAATCCTTTAGAGTTCCATCATATACCTGTGTGAATGAATGACTTGTATCTTGAATATCCCAAGGAACATTATTAATAACAAATTTAGATATTTTCTCTACAATTTCAGTTGCATATATTTCTTGTGGAACATCACCCTCAATAGTTCCTGTTGCTATTGATATTGGATTTGTTGTTCTATTAATGTATGATGCAGATGTAGTCCAGATATGACTATTACTACCATTACGAAGGTCGTCTACTAATGCTTGTATGAGAACTTCAAGTCTTGCTAATTGAGCACTATCTCCACCTTTAACAGTATGTGCAGGGAATACCTGCTTCATGATGTATAGTGCTTCTGCTTTTATAAGTTCTTTATTTGTTAAAATATGATCAGCAGCATTTAAGTATCTGTGTGTTCTACCAACGAATCCAGCTGGTGCACCAGTTGTACGAGATGTTGCTAATATAGAATCATTGTTGA